TGCCGGTCTTGCGCGTGGGCGTGCCCCAATTCGCCAGCGTCTCGAAGTAGCCGTTGTTGGAGAGCATGACGTACATGCCGCGGTCCAACGCCGCATTGATCGTCTTCTTGAACTGCGCGGCAGCGGTCGGGTCCACCGTCGTCCCGGTGGTGGCGGCCATGCCCCAATTCGTGTTGCTCGACTCGTTGTAGCGGCGGCCCAGCGCGGGGAAGATGCGCACGCCGTTGTAGCCCTGCCCCTGGAGCCGGTTGAACAGGTCGGCGATGTCCTGGTCGGTCTTGAGGTTGGCCGAGGACTCGCCCAGCGAGCCCATCCAGATATTGACCCGCGTCGTGCCGTCGATCAAGTGACCATCGGCGTCCACATAGAGCGAGGCTGTCGATGGGAACGTGTTGGCGGGCAGCGCCAGACCGCCCCAGTTCGTGCGGGCGACTGGGCGCCAGTTCGCCGACACCAACGTCCCATTGGAGGGATCCGCTGGCGCTGGCGCTGGCGCTGGCGCTGGCGAAGGCTTACGCCCCCGCCAGGAAGAGTGGAAGCCCACTACGTCAGACCTCGAAGACCTTGAAGCGTCCGACGATGCTCGCAGTGCCGGTGATCTGGTCCGCGACCAGCGTACCGCCGCTCGAGCCGCCCGGCGGCACCCAGATGGCGTCCGAGAAGTTCGGCAGCGCCTTCCAGTTGTAGCGCTGGCCGTTACCGTTGATCGGGCAGTTCTGCACCACGGCACCCTTGGTGGGCTGTGCCGAGTAGGCCGAGTAAGCCGCGCCGCTCGAGGCCGGGTGGTTGCTGTTGACCGGGACCATCGTCGCTGACGTGCTGGTCGTGCCGGCCGTCGAAACGCGGTACAGGCCGAACTCGTTGTGCGAGCTGGTGCCGGCCCCGGCGCCCTCGAAGTCGATTTCGGTGAGGAACATGCCCCTCGACGCCGACGTGACGAGAGCCGCGAACACGGCCGTCGCTGCGAGCGTGACTTGGGGGAAGCGAATGTTGTATGGGATCATGGTTCAAGTTCCTTTGCAGTCAATGGAGAAAGCGACCTTTTCGGGTCAGTTGTTGCGGCCCGAAAAGTGGGCCCACTCCTTGAAGTCGCACCTGTCATGGAGTTGAAGGTGCTCCCCCCGGAGATCCGCCGCGACTTGGATAACATCCTCGTCGTCGGACTGAAAGTAGTGACGCACCGCCTTGTAGGGCATCATCACGCTGATGGCGCGAGCACCGTTAAACTCGAGAGTACGCGCTGAGTAGACCTTACACATCGCATCCGGCGTAGGGAACCCATCCGGGCGTTCGACCTGAACGACCCCGCTCCACGTTGTAGCTGTGCCCCTGTTGAGTAACTGGGATTCGCTCATCCTCGTTCCTTCAGAAATAGCCGCACGAAGTTTACGCGCTCCGGCTTATTCCTGCTCTATCGACTCGATGTCGCCGGTGTTGGGGTGACGCTTGATCTTCCACTTCTTGGGCTTAGCGGGCGGCGCAGCCTTTTTCGCCCCCGCGATCTGCTTGTCCGCGGACTCCGACGCCGACGCATTCGACTGCGTCAGCAACGCTTGTAGCAAGTCGAACTGGCGCTGCACCCCGGCTTCGTGCTGCTGGAAGATGCGGTCCATCGCGGCTTTGTCCGCCGCCTGCCCCACCTTCATGGCCTCGAGCATGACTGCGGTCTCCTGCGCCTGGGCGGCGCGGGCGTTCTCCGCGTCCTGCTTCATGTGCTCGATGATGAGGTTGATACGGCGGTCTTCGGCTTCGGACCGCGCCGCCAAGTCGGCGTTGTGCGCCGCGACCTGCATCTCCTGCGTGTTGCGCGCGGACTCCGCTTGCTGGTTCGCGAGTTCCAAGCGCTGATCCGCCTCGACCTCCGCCTTCTTTTGCGCCGCTTCCGCCATCGCGCGTTGGGCATCCTGCGTGTCCTTTTCGCGCTGATAGTTGAGCTTGTCTTCATTGATCTTGATGCTCGCGGCGGCGCGCGGGTCCTGCGGTGGCTGCGGAGCGAACTTCATCGCCATCTGCTGCGCCGCTTCCAGGTGCGGCATGAGCGGGCTGAGGTCCTTGGCCAACTCTTGGTCCGCTACGGTGAGACCCTGCATGGCGGCCTCCTTGTCACCGCCCATGAGCATCTTAGCCACTGTGGTGGCCGCTCGGGCATGCTGCCGGTAGAGCATCAGGAAGTGCTCCTTGCAGTGCGCGAGCAACTTGGGCAGCGCGGGCATCGCCATCAGCGGGTTGCCGCAAAACAGCGGACTCACCATGAACGCCACGTGCGACTTGAGGTGTTGGAGATGGTCTTGATCCGCATAGGCTTTGAGCTGCGAATCCAGCTCGGACGCCTCCACGTTTTCCGCGATCTCATCGAGCTTCTTCGCCTCGCCAGGCGCGTTCATCACTTCCGCGTAGTCCGGATAGTTGATCAACCGCATAGCGCGACTGATCAGTTTCTCTATCTTGAAGACCTGCGGGAACTTCTCCGCCATCGCGAACGCAGCCTGGTTCTGCGCGTAGCGCTGGGCGTCGCTGTAGATGTTGGGGTCCGACACCGGCATGACGTCCATCGGACCGTCGAAGTCGGACCTCTTGACGACTAGCCCGCCTAGCTCCTCGATCGTCTTCTCGTCGTCGAGGCGCTCGCCGTTGATGCGGTGTAGGATCTCCAGTACGCGACGCTGGCTAGCGTGCAGCCGCGCGTGCACCGCGCTGAACGTGACCGAGCCCTGCTCGATGAGCGCCAGGGCGGTGCCCACGGGCATGTCGGAGCCGGCGTCCTTGATAGCTTCGCTAGCGGTGCTAACCACCCCCTTGGCTTGTGTGGTGAGCCAGTCCAACAGCTGGAACAGCGTCGGGGACGGCCCCGCGAAGGGGTACGGAGCGGCCAGCTTGCGGATATCGTCGACGTTGGGCGGGGCGTCCAAGACGGTGAACTCCGTCGGGTCGCCGGACACGTTCTTCCCAGAAACGCGCGCCCCCTTCAGCAGCAGTCCGCCCGGGGTGTTCTGCAGATAAGCCGAGTCCAGTATGGCCCGCAGCGCCCCCGTCAGCGCTCCGCTCAGCCCGCCGATGATGTGGGCCAGCCCGATCTTGTACGCGCCGCGCCAAGGAATGAACCCGAACTCCGCGCACCACTGCAAAGATTCCGGGGTCTTCTTCTTGTCCTTCGGGTCCCAGTTGCGGTACAGCGCCAGCACCTGTCGGGTGTCGCTGTCGATGGTTAGAATGTAGCCGCGCTGCGCTCCCCCGCTCAACGTGTCGCCAGGAACTTCGAGTTCGCAGTAGCTCTCGTAGACCGTGCGCGGCCCATCCTCGTCGAACCCCGTGTCCTCCTTACCTTCGATCTTGGCGCTGGCCTTGGCGGACGCAGTTTGCTCGGGACTGAGCGTGGCCCCCGGAGCGGTAGCCACATCCACCTTACGGTACAGGCCGCTCTCCACCCGCGAGCGCAGGATGCTGTCCGTGAGCGTCTGCACGTGGGTCTTGCGCTCGGCGGATTCGAAGTCGCTGGCCGAAAACGGCAGGAGCATCTCGTCCACCGGAACGAACTCCACCCGAGGGCGCTCCACCCGCTCGTCGTACCACACTTTCAGGAACTGCGACCCGCCCAGCGGCACCTGCGTCAGCACCTGTTCCAGCTCGCTGCGGTACTCCTTGATCTGCTTTGTGAGCTGCCAGTTCATGAAAATCTTCTTACGCTCGGCACGCTGAAGTTTTTCGTCCGTGGCTTCTCCTACGATGGCGGTCTTGACGGGGCCGCTGGCGGGGAACAGCTCTTTCATCGCCCGCGCTGAGAACTCGATGCACCCTTCCACCAGCACAGGGTGCACGGCGCGGCTAGCGCCCTCGAACGCTGCGCCTCCCGGGGCTTCGTTGCCGATGCCGGTGCGCTTGATCCCCTCGGCGTACTGTTCGTCGCGCTTCTTGCGGCTTTCCTTGTCCTTGTCGAACAAGTCGAGCATGCGCGTTGCGAGCGTCGACAAGAAGTCCGGCGGCAACTTCTCAGCCAAGTTTTCCAGGAAATCTTCGCTCGTCGCTGCCGGCTGCTCCGGCTCGTCGAACGTCACGGTGGCGCCGCCGTCCGAATTCTCCTCCAACTGAGCAACCTTCTC